GGTGCTTGCACATAGGTATCCTCGATGTCAACCGCCACCGGCAACTGCACTGTCCTGCCGGTGAGAACCTTGCGCAGCAGGGCCAGCTCCTTGTCGGCCTGCTCCCGGTTGACCGCTTTAAAGTAGCCATACACGCCCACCGGCAGTCCTACGCGGGTGCATTCGGCGTAGTTGCGGACAAACTGCGGGTCAATGTAAGGTTTGCTCACCTTGCCGTCGGCGCTGTTGCCCATGGCCCGCAGCATCACGCCGTCTACCTTGCCGCTGGCCTTGACTTCGTCCCAGTCGATGGTGCCCTGCCAGCGGGAAACGTCCATGATGGTCTTTTCCATCGCTTACTCCTTTACTTCTCCAGCTCTGCCTTGATGGCTTCCAGATCGTCCGTGGTCAGGGACGGGTAGTCGGCGGCGATGTCCTCAAAGGTCTCGCCTGCGGCCAGTCGGATGCGGAATGCCCGCACCATGATGCGGAGCTTCAGGTTGTTTAGCGTCTTCATAATTTTAGCCTCCAATCAAATCAGCCATCATGAGCACAAGGTCGTCGTTTGCCGCTTCCAACGAAGTGAAACGTTTTTCTGCTTTGGCTTTAGCGACTTCATCCTCTGGAATCTCCCGTAAGATAAACTGCCACGTCCCGTCCGGGGTATCAGTGGGTTGCATGATCTGCACAAGCTCTGCATCGTGCAGGGTGTCCGGGTAAGCGCACCCGGTCATATCGCAGTCGCTGGCGGCAATGTGTACTTCCGAAAGCTTGCCGTCGAATGTGTCCATGGTGACCTCTGCGGGAGAGTGGAACGTATTCGCACCGGGGTTCAGGGTCAGCTTTTCGAGCTTTGTCCCATCGGAAAAGGTAATAGTGTATGTTTTCATCTTTTCGCTCCTTTCCCCTTATCAGCAGATACCGACAGCAGGCCAAACGCGATAGTCACCGCTGGCTTCGCCGCGGCCCAAACCGCCGTTGCCGTCGACAAGCGCGAAACCGAATTTCGAGGAGACGTCTCGCAGCCAGCACCACTGGTTACGAACGAAGCCCATCCACGGAGCCAGCTGGAAAAGGGGCAACTGGTTCTTGTCAATGGTATAGTTCCGGCAGGTGCTCCACGGATCAGTCGCACCGTTCGGCATGGGCGAGAATTGTTTTCGTTCATAAGCTCAACGGTCGAATCATACCAGTCCGTGCCAGTCGGTGCGCCGTTTATGGCAGCGTTCACCAGACTTTCACGGTGGTTCAGGATGTGCGCAGAGCCAAAAGCAGTGTTGATCGTGGTCTTTGCCTGCGTCAGACCGTTCTTGTACAGGTCAGAACCGACGTAGCCGCCCTCGGTCGTGTTGGTGGGGTTGAACTTGTAGATGTACAGGTGGCTGCGGGGAATGACTACGGCGTGATGGGTATTGCAGGCCGTGTCGCCGCACTTATACCAGTAGTCAAAGGCTGCGATGATGTAGTCCATGCCACCGATAGACCAGTAGTCACCAAGGTACAGGTTTTTGAACGTGCCCGCTTTGATGGCTGCCCACTGCTCGCTCGTGACGCTGCCGCCCAGTGCCTTGCCCCGGTAGACGCAGTTATGTGCAGCTGCGCCAGCTGGTGTAGTTAACTGCAACATATCATCCTGTGCAGTATCAGGATTAACGACTCCCAGATCTGCCAGAATCTTTGCCAGCGTTGCGCGCTGGGTGCTGTTACCCTGCAAGATAAGCTGGTCAGTTTTTGCTACCGTGCTTGCCTGTGGAAGGCTTGTAATAGGTACATTTGCCATGTTTTATCCTCCAATCTGTTTGGTTGCGATCAATGTGCCACCGGTGGATGTGCAAAGGGTGTCACCGGTTGAGGTGTAAAGACCGAACGTCAGCTGACCAGTGACAAGCATCAGCATGATTGCATCGAAGGTATCACCGGTGGCCTTTGCATCGGCAGGCGCACCCTCGGTGGACAGGGTAGGATCAGTGGAGACGTAGGCTTTCGCCTCACCAGCAGCTTTTTTGGCCTCCTCGGCGCTTTTAGCTGCTGCGCTCTGGCTTCGAGCGGCCTCTTCGGCGCTTGTGTCTGCCGCCGTCTTGTCTTGCGCAGCAGCTGTTGCAGCGTCTGCGGCCTCTGTCGCTTTCCTGCCGGCCTCGGCAGCGGCCTCTTGTGCGGGCGAGGTTGCCTTGCTGACGCTGTCCAGAGCCTCAGTGCAGGCAGCGTTGATACCCTGCAGCGCGTCATCGCGGGCCTGTGTGGTGTCACGCAGAGCCTGCTCGGCATTGGCGGCATGGGTCCCGGCGGCGGCTCGATCATCGGCAGCGGCTTTGGCAGATGCAGCAGCCTCCTCCATACAGGCAGCGGCCTTGCGGCTGCTGTCCGATGCAGTCTCTTCCAGTTCCGCAATCCGCGCCTTTGCTGTGGCCAGAAGTTCCGCCGTCGGGATGTGGGTCACGCCGTCCCGCACGATGCCGCAGAGCTTCTCGTCCAGCCGTGTGTCGGTGATCTGGCCGGTGGTGACGGCGGTGGAGCCTGCCGGGCGGGTGATCTCGGCAAGGCAGAGGTCGTAGATCAGCTCGGTGCGGGAGATGGCCGTGGCCGTGGGTGTGCTGGATGCCGTGCCCTGCAGCACCTGCAGGCTGGCGGCTCTGGCACCGGCATCATAGCGCATGACGATGCGGTCGATGCGGGGGAGAGATGGGTCGGCCAGCGGCAGGGTCAGGGTATCGGCCTCCCGCTTTGTGATGGAGTAGCCGGTGAAACGGCTGGGGTGCACCCAGCCACGGCCCGCGCCCACGGTGACCTTCAGCCCGCCTGCGGCTGTCACCAGGAAGTCCTCAGCGGAGCTGAACACACCGCTGGTGAGGCCCGCAAGGTAGGCCGCCACGTCTGCGGCATCGAAGTCGTAGCCGTCGGCGGGGTATAAAACGATTTTGCTCAAAAGATCATCTCCTTACAGCTTGCGCCAGACCGGTGTGCCCAGCCGCGCGGTGCGGGTGGTGCTGTCGCTCTGGCTTTGGGTGATGACATCGGCCACCCGGACGGTGGCCTTGTAGCCCAGCTCCGGGATGGTGCAGAAGGCCACGTCGCCGGGGGAAAGCCCCTCGGCATCGATGGTCAGCTCAATGGAGCCGGTGCGCAGCTGTTCCAGCAGCTTGTTGGTGCCCCGGGCCATGAGCCGCTCGAGGTAGGCTTCGCTCTTGTTGCTCTCGCCCTTTTCCTCGTCCGGCTGCACGTCCCGGGCATCCACATAGAGCTCCCGCCGGTCGGCTCCGGTGGCATCCGTCAGGCCCACGGTCACGGTGGCCCGGGCATCGCCCTCACCGGCCCCTTGAACAACGGCAACGTTGGCATAGTCGTTGTCTCCAAAGGCCCAACTGGCCCCGGTCAGGTTGCCCCACTTGGTGGAAAAGCGGTTGTTGGGGTCAGCGGTGGGCCGGTAGACCTCGAACAGCAGCTTCTTATCTGCGTTCTTGCCTGCCAGCCGTACCCGGAAGCCTAGGTCGCAGGCCGCGCCGATGGTCATCAGGTAGTCCATGATGCTGCCGCCGGAGGTCTGTGCGGTGTAGGTGGTGTCAAAGCCCACCAGCTCTCCAAGCTCCAGCTTGGGCCACGGCTCCATGGAATTGACCAGCCTGCGCATGGCCTGCTCCGCGTTCTCGCTCTTCACGATGACGGTGCAGGCCCGCTTGGTGAAGATCCACGTTCCCGGGAAGCCGGTGACCACTAGATTGCTGTCGGTGTTCTCGTTGCTCCGGTGGCAGATGCGCATGGGCACGTTGCTGTCACTGCGGCGCAGCCAGCGGCCCTCCCGCAGCAGGGACAGGTTCTCTTCGGTGGGTCTGACTTCGAGGGTGAACTCACCCTCGGTGTTGTAGGGCTCGTCCCAGTAAAGGCTCACCCAGACCTCCACCCGGCCCAGCCGGGCAAGGGTCGTCTCATCCAAAACATCCAGCGTCATGCGATCACCTCCGGCAGAATGCCTGAAACCATGGGATAAAATTGCACCGTGACCTGCAGGAGGGTCTCGCCGCTGTCGGCGGTGGCCTTGAGCAGGTTGTCTCCGGGAGCCAGCTCCAGCAGGTCGCTGTCCTCGTCCAGCAGGGAGAAGATGTTCTCCTCCGTGCCGTCCTCTGTCCGCTTGACGGCCAGCTTGTCGGTGGTGGTGCGGTAGATCTCGATGACCTGCCCCGGGGTCAGGGTGGTCAGGATGCGGATGCTCTGGCCCGTGATGATGTTCAGCACGCA